CTTGCGGCAATCAACTTTGCTTCAAACGACATTTATAAGACTACTTTCCGTGGTCCAGGGACTTGGATTATCACTTCCCCCATTGTCGCTTCGATGCTTGAGTCTGCTGCGAAATTAGAAGGTGGCATGGCTGCTGCTGACCGTCCTACCAATATTACTGCTAACTCTATTCAGTATAAAGGTAAGTTCGCAGGTAAGTACGATCTGTATATTGATCCTATGTACCCTGATGACGAAATGATGATTGGTTATAAGGGTTCTGGTCCTATGGATGCTGGTTATGTGTACTCTCCGTACATTCCTCTCCAGCAACTGCCGACCATCACGGATCCCGAGACCTTCCAGCCGAGAAAGGGTATCCTGACTCGTTACGGTAAGGCTGCGGTTACTCCTGAGTCTAGATTCTATCGGATCATTAGGATTGTTGGTACTACTGCTAACTTCATGTACCAGCCTGGAATCAAGACTGATCAGACTTCTACTGATGCAACATTCGGTGGTGGTTCTAACCTCGTCGGCTAATGATATCATACTGATAATCATTATTTAATTAACAAGAGCCAAGGAATTNAATTCCTTGGCTCTTCTTTTTTACCTATATACTGAGTAGAGGATATTAATAATGCCAGTAAAACCAAAATTAGCAGCGTGGGGTAATAGTTTTGCCGACTATGCAGGACAGAATATTAATGATGCTTCCAAAACGCATGGAGAAATTAACTATGAAAAGCTTAATGCTACTACTCTGGTTGATGGAGTGGAATGGTCTCATTTTGATGAAACTTTAAAGGATTATATTTTAGCTAGGTTGGGGCATCCTGTTGTGAGAGTAGAGCTTACTCCTTACCAGCTAAAGACCTGTATTGATGAGGCTGTTGGGACGATGTACAATCATGCTCCCCTCTTCTCTACTCAGTTTGTTACTTTTAATACTACTGCGGGGGTAAGTACCTACGAAATCCCTCCCTATATTCTAAACAATTTAGAGTATGTGGTATACAAAAAGACCCTGCTTTCTATTCAACAGTCAGCAGGAACCCTAGAATTTGACTTTTTCATTAAATACTTTCAAGACAATTATCTCTTTCAAAACTTTGGAGTAGGAGATTTTTACCTGCTCCAACAGAACTTAGAGATGATGAGAAAGATTTTGGGGCAAGAAGGAGCTTTTACTGTGTTAGATAATAACTTCTTACACATTACTCCTAAGCCTGTAAACAACGATCAAACTGTTATCATTATCTATAGAGGACTTAACTCTAACACCTTACACCCCGCGTATAGAAACTGGATTCAACAGTACGCTCTTGCTTGTGCAAAGGGAACCTTGGGTCAGATCAGAGGTAAGTATCAAACCGTACCTTCTCCAGGTGGTGGAGCTAAACTAAATGGTGATCTTTTAATAAAAGAAAGCCAGGAAGAAAAAGATAAACTGCTTGAAAGATTAATAAATGAGTTCGAAGAACCTGCTAGATTCTCAACATACTAATGCCTAAAAAGAACTTCAAAGTAGGGGTTTCTCCTCCCCCCCTACCTCAGTTAGAGGACTCCACGGGTCAATTAAACTTCTTTGATCCTGCTAATCCAGATATTAATTTATTTAACTTAGTAGATGATGAGATGATTAAGATTTCAGGATCAGAGATACTATACTACGCATATTTGCAGGGAGAAAGCCAGTACGATGAAGTCTATATGGAAGCTAGGAATAAGCCTATAGCTAAGGACCCTGTTTTAGTTTACGGTCACTATGAGCCTAAAGTATTAGAAGAAAACTTAAGCCAGTTTGGAATCGAGCTAACCAATGATCAGATTTTTATCTTTAATAAAACTTATATGGAGCAGAGAATTAGGGGTCAATTAAAGCCTGGGGATGTTCTTCAGCCTCGTTTTCAGAACCAACGCTATGAGATTATAGAGGTGCAAGAGGATAGCTTTGAGATTTATGGAGTGTACCATCTCACTTGTGCTGCTAAACTCCTTCGTGATTCAGCAGATGTACAGGATACTCCCCTTACTCAAACTTCCGAGCCTGTAGGTAGGCCCGAAATTATTAGCACTTTAGAGGAGGGCTATGATGGCTTATAAAACTAATATAATCGAGAGCTTTGGGTCTGGAGCGTTTCCTACTTTTCCTACTCAACAGACTCCAAATCAGTGGGCTAGAGACTTGATAATAGCTAGAACCACAAAGGTTAATAAGATTCCTCTCTTCTATAGAGAAGCTCTAAGGTTTATGATTTCTAAACTAGGAACCTTGGCATACATTGATTCAGAAACCAATTTAGTAGATGTGAAGTGTATTCACGCTAACCCTGAACGCACTATAGGAAAACTTAAGCAGGAGAATAATATTATTCTTCCTATTATATCTATTAATCAAAACTCTTCTGATGATGATGACAAGAGAAGGAGGGGTGCCCCCCAAATAGTAAATGAAACTTTTTGGAGCGAAGAAAAGCAGCGAGCGGTGAGGATAATTAGTGAAGCCCCCAGACCTGTTAATATTAAGTATGGTATTAATATTTGGGCTAAGTATAAAGCCAATTTGGACCAGCTTTTAGAACAGATTAGACTCCTTTTTAACCCTCATTTAGTGGTTAAAAACTCCTACACTAATGTTGCTCATGTTTTTATAGAGAGTGAGTCGGATAACTCTACAGTAGAAACGGCTGATAGACAAGAGAGGATTATTAGACGCACTATTTCTGTGAAATTAGAGGGGTATATCCCTAACCCACAGTTTTTAATTACTTCTACAGGAGAAATTGAAGAGTTTAATGCAGAAACCACAATCTATTAAAAAAATTGGTTAATTTCTACTCTAGAGAGTGTATATACTATGGAGAATAAAATATGAAGTCCACTAAACCCCAAAAAGTACAAAAGGTTCCTACAAATCTGAAAGCGATCACGAATGTTAGCCTCCAAAGTTGGAGTCTCCCATTTCAGACCCCCACAGGTATTGAAGATACCTTTATTACTCCAAAGCAAACCATTAAAGTTCCCGCTTCATATATTACAGACCATGTGATTAGATACCAACAACGCAATCTAATTACTATTAAGAACGCATAATAGGAGATATTAAAAAATGCCAAATTTTGTAAGCCCAGGTGTATATGTTATTGAAAAGGATATCTCAGATTATCCCGCACAAATTAATTCTTCTGTGGTTGGAATCGTGGGCTTTGCTTCACGGGGACCAATTGCAGGAATTAATAGTCAGAAAGCTACTCTAGTCACCAGCCAGCAAGGGCTTATTGATGTGTTTGGAGAGCCGCATGAGAGTATTAAGGGACAGGCTCTTGAAGGTGCGCTTGAAATTTTAGAAGCTACCAACTCTATGAGGTTCATTAGAGTCGCTGATGCTACTAGACTTGAAGCTTCTGCTGCTGTTCAAATAGGGGGCTGTCCTTCCTTTATTGTGAGTGGTACAAGTGTTGAACCTATTGCACCTCAAGGGTATGCCGATGCCAACGCCGCTCTAGCCGCAGATGTAGGAATGTCTGCTATTGGTAGTGCTGATAATAGTACTTCTAGTACTAGATTTACTATCACTACTTATGACAATGCCAGAACTAAAATTGTAGATGCTAAAGTGTATACTGTCCCTCCTTCAACTGTATCTCTTTCAGCGATCAACGGGGCTACAACTATTACTGCTCTTAAAAAAGTAATTGGTGGAGCATTAGATGCAGATAAAGTGGGAGCTTTTGCTAACGAAAATACTGTAGATGCCTCTTCCTATATTGTAGGACTCGGTGCAGGACAAGCTGCTACTGTGGAATGTAAGATGGAAGTCCTGAATGATGCTGCTGCTTGGGTAGAGTTTGCTGGAATTATTCCTCTTGATGGAGTCGGCGGTTCGGGTACTCCTACTGGTGATGGTACTGCTTCTGGAACAAGTGTTGATACTACTACTGTATGTTATCAAGTTAAGAGCCTTTGGCCTGGAGACGGTTATAATGCTGGAACAAAAGCAGATGGAACCACTAGTGGTGTTTCCTTTGAAGTAGCGGTTAATGGTGGTGACAATACTCAAGAACAAGTTAATAACCTGGGTGTCGCAGCAGAAACCTTTAAAGCAGGTATGGTTTCCTCGTCCTTCTTAGAAGATAGTATTGGTACTACTTACGATGGAAGAACTTCGAACTAT